CAGCCTCTAATTGAAAACATTAGAAAAAGAGCACAAAAATTTATACAAGGTAAAATAAACAAATGGAGACAAAACCGCCAGAAAAGAAAGGACTCCTCACAAAGCTCAAAGAAAATGTAGATGACCATGAAGAACAGATGGCAGTACTAGGTGCAGCAGTGCGTCTAGGTGTTGTAATCTGGTCCGGGTTTATTATTACATTAAGTTATGTTGAGCTGCCTATGGTCAAGAAGTCAGCTACCGCAGGCGATATTACGTTTGTCGCTTCGATTTTTACTGGTGCACTAGCCACATTCGGCTTGTCTACTGGTAATGGTAAAAAGAACGAGAAGAAAGAACCTACTAAACCAAAACAATGAAAAAATGGATTCTTCTCTTAGCATTGTTGTCACCCGCAATAGCAAGAGCAAACACTGTCACGCCTCAGTTTACAACAGGGTCGATGCAGTCAACGACAACAACACAACAAACTATAACAGAAGAGATAGTTCACGACGTAAAAGGAGCCGAGGTAAAAACTTGGTCTGGAACAAATGTTACGCCAAGTGCTGCGATTGGTGCAGACGGCACAACCTATTCAGTAATCAACAACGCAACAGAATGGGATCTTTCAATAACAACGAGAGAAGCAGGCACAATCGAAACAATAACAATAGACAGAACTATCGAAACAGATTCTACTACCAATTCTTACTCTATCTTCTCGCAATAAGTACACCTGTATTTGCTGAAGGAGAAGACACTAACGTTAGTAATCCTGTAGCAGCTGCAACTGGTAACGTAACTAATCAGGCTGTACAATTTCAAAACAATGGTGCATCGTCACGTCAGATATATGGTCCTAACATACAATGTAATGGATCTACTATGACGTTTAGTCCGTTTTATATGGGCAATCATACGAAACCATTAGATGAATTTATGCAGCCTAGCAGTTATACACTAGCAGAAAACTGGGGATTCCAGATTAACTTTATGGTTCCGCTAGATAAATCAGGATACAAGCAGTGTAAAGAAATGGCAAAGAGATATGAAGAAAAGATGAAACTTGAGTTTGAAATTACTCGAGCTCATAAGTGTGCAGACTTAATGAAAAAAGGTTTTATGTATAGACCCGGCTCAACTAATTATAAGATGTGTCAGGATATAGTACCTATCGTTAAAGTTAAGTCACCTAAAAAAGAAAAAAATTTTAAACTATTTTAACACCAATGATTACTTTACTCAAACCAATTATTTTAGCTTTTGCTAAGTCTGACTCAGTTAAGAGGCTCATCGTAGATGTCCTTAAAAAGCTAGTAGCTACTACAGATAATCAGCTTGATGACCAAGCGGTAGAATTCATCGAAACTAAGATTTTTATATCATCTAAATAGTTTTAATGACTCAATTACTACCTTCACCTGAACATTATCTACAAAACTTAATATCAATGCAAAGTCCTGATGCGAAAAAGCTCTGGAGAAGAGCTATTAAAGAGCACTTCAACTGTACATGCGTTTATTGCGGAGAATTACATGAATTACACAATCTTACAATCGACCACGTTCGACCAAAATGTAAAGGTGGCAAAGATGTCACAGCTAATGTTGTACCGTCATGTCGTCGATGTAATCAGGAAAAAGGTAGTAGAAATTGGCTTGATTGGATGCGAGCAACGTTTGGATATAATCCTGACCGGGAGCACGTGATCCTGTCTCATATAAATTAAAATGAACAAAGCTAACGAAGAGCAGTTTAATGAACTGCATAACCTTGTCACTACGGAATTTCTTAACAGAGTCCGTAATGGCGAGGCAACCACACAAGATTTAAAAGCAGCTTGTGACTGGCTCAAAGCTAATGACATTAGCGGTGTAGCCTATGATGGAAACCCATTAGATAAGTTAAACAACTTAATACCTAAAGTAGATCCAGAGTTAATAACTCGGAGGATGTATGGCAAAAGGTAAAACACAAAAATATTATGATGCTAATCCTGCAGCTAATAAGCGTAGGATTGCACAACAAAAACGATATAACAAAAACGGCAAAGGCAATGAGATTGCTAGAAAAGCTGTTGAGTTAAATCGTAAAATGGGTACATATGGAAATGGTGATGGTAAAGATGCCTCACATAATATGCATGGTCCCGGAAAGCATGGATTAGAAAGTCCATCTGCTAATCGTGCTAGACCACGTAAAAAAAATAAAAGCAAAC